CATCGTGATATACAAAAGCTACATACAGACCATACACCTCGTTTCTCATGTAAGACTTAAACTTATAATTCAGATCACTCGATCTGTAAGATTTTTTATCATCCACCTCTACCACTGTAGAGGTAGTATCTATACTGTCTACTGGTCTAGTTCCCCAGCCTGTTTCGAAATTATCTACAGATGCTACGAACGTATCAAAATCTCTTATAATTTTAACAGAGGAGGCTATTTTTATATTATTAGCGTACTTCTGAAAACCTATATCTTTATCTGAGGTTACATTTCCTAAATAAAGTACATCATCTAATTGACTGATAGTCTTTACTGTGTCGTACCCTATAGTATCTATAACTATTTCCTCCATAGGTGCAGCTGAAACTCCCTCTGTACCGGTAAAAGTAATCTCCATTGAGTTAGACGAATCTAAATCTATAGACAGATCATTCATCTTGAATACATCTGTAGCTTCCCCCATTTTACGCACTACTACTGGGCGTATATATTTGTAATCTACCTTATCTATATTGCTTACTGTCCATTTAATAGCTTTGGAAGTTTTAGTTCCTTCTTTTGCGCCATCAATCTTAGTGGTAGGTCTAGTAGAATCAAATTCTTCTACTATGGATACCGGGTTAGATACTGCCAAGTAATTAGTAGCTACCAAATCCTCATCTACATACGCCAAAGTTAAATAATAGACTGCCGTAAGGAGTCCTCCCCCTTCTACAATTGGAGGATTTTCATCGTCAATAGTAAATGTTATGGTTGGTACTGGACCAGAGCTTGGGAATAAATTTAAAATATCTATATGATTGTCATGGCTTCCTCCAGGAGGTATTCCATACACTCTTCTTATAGCTACAGCAGTGACGTCAGTGGTAGTGTCAAGGTATCTTTCCTGTCTAGATATATTGAAAGCTCTTGCAGGATTGGAATCATCAGTGAAATAAACAACCAGGTCTCCCTTAGAGTCAACCTTAAAAACCCCTTCTATGGGGTTATGTATAGAGAACTTTAATCCTCTCTCTGCAGAAAGGCTAGGTCTTAGTAAGGTTCTGTATTCTCCATCTTTCCATACACCTATCTCATGATTCATAGAATCTGATAGCAGTGTAGAAAACATCACAACTCTCCCTCCAGATATTTCAATAGCGCCTATAACTTTCCAGTTAGCTACTATCTGACCATCCTTCATTGTTCCTTTCTCATTAGATAGTGCGCCTTTAACAGTATTTATAACTGCATTCATAGCGTATCTCCATGAGCCTTCAGGTTGGTCTAGATGCCCTGTATCTTTAAATAAACCCTTTATAAAACGTTTTGCCTCTCCCATTATCTTGTAAAGTCTTCTCTAGTGTTTAAATTTTCAAACGCAAAATCGTGCGCATTAATAGACGGAATCAAATTAACCCATTGGTTCATAAATGATTCGTACCTATCAATGTCTGGATAGTTTGCTGCATTCCTAGCTTGCGTACAGTAGTATTTCCACTGCTCTTCTGCAAACGCATAGTCTATCCCCTTAGATGTTGTAGGAGGGTAAGCCAATAAAATCTTTTTATATACGTACCAGAACATAGCTTCTTTGTAGCTAATATCTGCAGGCACTAAAGGGAAGTTCTCTCCATCTACAGGGAACGCTTTGTAACTAATACATATTCTTCCTGAAGGAAAAGATGTCTTAACGAACCCGTTATCAATAATATAAGTCTCTTCACTTTTAGCGAAATTATTTACACAGTTCTCACAATGTATGCTTTCATGAAACGTGCTTGCTCCATACTGAAGAGGATACATCCCTACATCATTCTGAGTATACATATTCTCTAAAACAACAATCCTGTTATTTATTTCTTGTAGTACTGTTACCGTGTTACCATAAGCTAACCCTTCCTCTTGAGCGTCAGATATAGTAGTCGATAGAGTTTTAGTCTTTTCTATAAGCTCATCCAACTCTGATGCTATATTTTGAGGTATAGAGGAGTTTATAGCCACCTGATTTATGTAATATAAATCTCCTGGTAATGGATGTCTGTGATCTTCCATATCTAAAACACACACCTTGTCAACTAATTGAGTACTAGCTCCAATATGTTCTAGAGCTTCACCAATCCATTCTATGGCATCGTCTATCCAATTGTCATTTTGTAGTCGTAGGTCTCTGAATAATTTTCTAATTATTACTTTACTAGAGATTGTTTTATATATAGCCATTTTATTATTGCTTTTTAAACTTTAAATACGCAAGGTCATCATCTGTAAGAAGCTTAATAAGCTTTTCTTTATTTCCTTTGACACCTCTTGTTGCGTCGAATCTGTATACAGATTTATTTTTTACTTTACACTTCCCCTTTTTCCAGTAAAATTTACAGTAGAAAGAATCAGTATGGTATATAAACCATTGTTGTCCTTCACCAGTATCCGGGTTGAATATTTCAACTCCGTCTGCTAAAAGCTCTTTCCTATATTTATTACTCTCTCCCCAATCTATACGAGGATTCCTAGGATCCCTCTCATGTCTTGATATTGAAAGAGTTGATAGGTTGTTACCCATATTAAAAGTCTTACCTTCTAATATATATTCCATCATTCCAATATTAAACTCAGAACATATATCCCTAAAAGTAAGACTATCCACAGGGGAATTAACCTCTGTGGAATAGTCTTTATATATATCTCTAAGAGTGTAAGACATTAAGTGTTCTTTTTCTTTTTATTAGGATTTGTAGAAGTTGTATTCTTATTCATAACTCCTTTCCTTGAAAATGTAGCACCTTTTATCTCTTCCTGCCTTGTGTTATACCTCATCGCTCGGTTCTTGTGATCGTTAGTGGCCTTCAGGTTTCTATCTTTTGTATTCTTTAACCTTTCCTGAGCGTTAGGACCATTAAACCCTTCTATCACCCTCTCTCTGTTTGTATCTGTTATTAATTTCTTCTTAAATTTTTCAGACCTATCTTCGTGCTTTTTAGTCCCATCGTCTGCTCTTTTTTTAGAATCGTCTGCTCCTTTTTTAGCAGCTTTCTTGGAATCTTCCGTAGCATTCCATGTCTTAGCTTTAGTTTCAAACTCAGAGAACCCCCCTTTGTGCTTACTCTTTTGTGCTGCACTCATTCCGTCCCAAGCCATCTTATAAGTTTTACCTGTCTTGCGCTTAGTTTTAATTGGAGCGTTCGTTTTCTTAACTGTAAGCGTCTTTGCTTTAGGGGCATTAATTTTAGGATCAGTATCAGAAGTATCTACTCTCTTTTTTACTACTGCAGCGGGTTTATCGACAACTGAAGATTTTTTAGCAACTGTAGACTTACTACCCTTTGGGTTAGAATTACCTACAGCAACTACTTTGGCTGCATCTGTGTCAGACACAGCTTTAGGATTTCTCCTTTCTTTTCTGTCCTTAACCTTTTGTTTAACTTTCTTAGCCAACTTTTTAAGTCCACCACCGAATTTTAATTTTTGGTCCTCATCGTGCATAGAGTCTAAATCATCTCTAGAAGCATCTAATAGGAAATCATCGAAAATATCGCTCATTGTATTTTATTTTTATTGTTATTGTTATTGTTGTTGATCAGGGTTCTGACGTTGCTGAGGTGCACCTGACGTATGTGTCTTGTCGTCCATAGCTCTATCATTGGTTGTATCATTATATGTCCCTGCTAGTAATGTTAATTCACCACTAGTTATACCCTGATTTATTAAGTTAACCATATCCATAGGGATAGGGAAATCATCTTTATCTGCGTCATAACAGTTACCTTTCCCACAGTCTCCATAGCGAGCAACATCAGACGGATCCTCAAAGATTCCTCTAACGTTTATAGTATCTATTCCATCTGCGTTGTAAATATACAAATAATCTGCTATCATATACGACTTATATCTACCTTTCGTGTATGTGTCATATGGCAGGTACGCGATAGTGTTAGACGGAACTATAGGAATAGTCTTAGTACCAGTAACATCACCAATGTATGTTAGAGCTTCCTCAAAGTTAAACCTAATAGTTTTAGGTAAAGGGTTCTCAGTTCTGTACACGTATGATTCCACAGGTAGTCCACAACATTTAGATGCGTCTACTTTAATGAGGGTAACACACCCTAGGTCTTGCTCTATATGCCTCGAGACAAAACCATTTCTGGCTTGATCCCTACGTATAAACATAGCTCGGTAATGCTTCACATTAAATTTAATCTGATCCAGTGAGATATTCTCATCTTGACTAGACTTTCCTCCTCGTAATAAATTTAATAAGTTATATGCTATTTCATTTAAAGTCATATCTTTTTCTCTAAAGATGAAAAGATTAAAGGTATTACCGCTATGGCAGCCATTAAACAATTCTCCCAAGTTATTCCCATAGCAGTAACATCTATAACTACTGCCCCTACTAATACTCCAGAAACAGATCGCTTAGCGCTCCACTTTTTTTGTTTCTGACCCTCTTTGAATACTTCTGATACTTTACCAACAGATTTAAAGATGCTCTTTATGCTATTTAGAGGATTTGCCATTCTTAGTGTAGTTTGGGATTATAGCATTAAAGAAGTCATCGAACTTAGCGAAGACCGCATCATCCTTTAATGTTGGTGTTAACCTAACAATAATCTTTAACAGAGCCATAAGAGCTACAAGTACAGCTAAAGCATCTGTTCCGTGTTGTGATAAAAATTCAAACATAATTTTTTTTATTTATATTACTTCTAATGGCATTCCTTCTATAGGCACTACCGCGATTAATTCTTCTAATGTAGCTCTTGATGATGTTATATCTAAGTCTCCATCCCTATCTATGTCGTAGTAGTCTTTACCTACTGCTATACATCCTCTTAGTTGCTCCTCGAAGTTAGCTACATGAATAAGTATCCATGTTCTATCTTTCACATCTTCTACGTGTAGGTGGTGGCCGTACTTCGTGCTCTCTCTGTGAGACACGTGGTATAGACCTCTAGGAATACAAGATATGTTTCTCTTGTTTCCTTTCCACGGAAGCTCGTTGGATTTACATTCAAACACTTTCTCTAAGTCGTCGAATATAGTTATACCTCCTAAGGTTTCGTTTCCATCATCTCTGAGTCTAAATAAATACCCTTTAATCATTTGTCCTTTATTTGGTTTGCCGCTAATAGTAACTCTATATGCTGTAGCCTTGTTGCAATATCCGCAAGAACAACCTTTAGTTCTGCATCAGCCTGATCTAAATGATACACTCTACTTTTTAATTTCGTTACCTCATTGTTTATGTTTACCCATAGTCCAAAAGCAGATGCCAATATAACTATTACGGATATAAAGAGATGTATCATATTTAATGTAATTTCCATTATGTTAAAGTTATGTATCCCCCATAGATGTAGTCTGATAATGAGGTTGGATTATATTTTATAGTTATGTAAGCTTCGTCATCCCCGACTACACTAGAAGATAAAGTTATAGCAGCATTACCTACTCCTGTCCCTAATGATGTACCGCTTAGACCATCAATAATAGTAGCTTCAAACACCTCTAAACTTATACCTGAATTACTATAGATATAAACTTCTGTAGCTGTACTACCAATTGGTATAGCTTTTTGAGCGAAATAATTTTGAGAAGATGTAGACGCTCTAGATTTACCTCCATCAGAAGCTATCTCCCCGGGCTGTCTATAACTACTAGATGGAATGAAATCTGCTGGTGTAAGGAGTATACGAGTAGGACTAGAACTACCTCCACTAGACCCGCATCCAGAAATACATCTATCTGCTTCGTCTATTACAGAATACTGTACGTGAACTCCTGATGTACTAGATGTTGCTATCGTTAAAATATTGTCAGTAGCGTGTTTACCATATAGGGTTACTCCTACGTCTGAGGCTGGAAAATCCTCTTCCCCAAGGATAAGTGTGCTTACCCTTTCTAGTTTAAGCTCTCTATATAGGTATACTTTCCCTTCCGTGAAGGACGCGTCAGAAGTGGTAGAATAAATATCCACATAGGCAGGCGCATCAGAAAGATTAACAACGCATATAGACTTAACCATAGCTAAACCATCTGTAGAGATGCTTAATTCTAAGGGTGTTAAATCGGTTACTACTCTCTGACCTACTCTCATTATGCTACTATTTTTCTGATATGCATTAATTTAGCTGGAGTTATCTCCTCAGGAAGGATTCCTTCTGCTATAGTTTTTAACTCTATAGTACCTTCGTCTTGTAATTGTTCTTCCATCACAGCTAACTGCGCATCTCTCTCAGCCATAACCTCAGGGTTAGCTAACTCTAAGGCTTTTAGCCTATCTTGAGTATCCTCTCCCTTCTCGTTGATGATCGCTTGAGCTTGATCTGTTAGGGCTCTGTAAGCTTCTGGTGCCTCTACCAATAAGAATTCATCTAAGAGCTCTTTTAGTTTAAGGATATTATCTGTTACTACAAGGCTAAATTCTTTTCCTTGTATGTGAGATACAGCCCATAGACCTTTTAATAAGTCTAAGAGCTCACCTTTCTTTAAAGTTAACGTTACTTGTGCCATAATCTATTTTTTAGTTGTTTTACTCCCACTTTTGTAAGTAGTCGTGCTTTTTTTAACAGATGCAAAATTATCTTCTCCCATCTTGAAAGCAAAGGTAAGGAATTTATCTAAATAATTATCCCCTCCATACGTTACATGTCCCGTCTGATCAAAGTCTTGACAATTAAATACCGCCTTAGACCCTTTTCTTTGTAATAAGTGGTCTATAAGGATTAGTCTCCAAAGATTAAATACAGCTTCATTGTCTAGCATTCCAGTTTTTAGATGCGTATACGAAGTCTTACCGTGATCAGCTACTGTCATAGACAGTGCATCTAAGATTTTAAGTATATCCTTAGGTTGACATTCATTATTGTATACACAACTTCCGTCATCCGCTACCGTAGTAGGTACTGCAACCGGTGCTCCAGGCGCTGCGTTAGGAACTTTTATTGTTCTAATAGCTCCAACAAAGTTAGCTGCATTAGGATCAATACAATCCGCCGTTACCTCTTCATTGCATAGTCCGTCAAATATAAGGGATGGATCGTCACATACCCCATCACAATCTCTAAATGGTGCCGCATAAGTACATACAGAACTTATAGTCGCTCCATCAACAAAGTTACATGCTTCTGGGTCAGTACATCCCGTAAGGTACTCGCATGTACCATCACTTACAGTAGCTTCTTCATCATAATTTGTTGCAGTTGAATCTGTACATCCATAGATAGTGTAGAAACAAGATCCATCATCTATTGTACATCCTTCACAGTAGTTATCCGCCGTTTCATCCGTACATCCTATTCCTATTACAGGAACTTCAACTTCGAGTATTGTGTTGTCACATTTACTATTAGACGAGTCCAAGATAGTTAGAGTGTACATACCACCCGCTAATCCTGTTTGGGTTAAAGTATCTTCCGCACTAACCATGACCTCGCCGTCTTGCTCCCATGTTATAGAAGCTACTTCTAGTCCTTCAGGTATGTTTATAGTTATAGATCCGTCAGCTATTAAAATTGTTGTAGCTGCTACTACTGTAGTAGTTGTATTGACATAACTATCACAATATAAGCATGTCCCGTCGTTCTCCGTAGCTCCAGCAGCATAGTTGTATGCCGCTTCATCCATACACCCTAAGATGTATGTACAAGTGCCATCGTCTGTTGTAGCTAGTTCATTGTAGTTTTCTGCTGCCTCATCCATACACCCATTAACAGCAGCAATACACATGTGCGAGTTATTCGTATTCACATCAGTAAGTATATTTCCAGCAAATGGTATGTACGTAATATCTCCCTCTATAGAGTTGTTATAGTTAAGCGCTAGAACATCCATACACCCAGTAACTATTGGGTAACATGAGCCATCGTCTGTCGTAGAGTTAACGTCATAATTAAACATTGCAGCATTTGTACAACCTTCTACGCTCACAATACAGGAACCATCTGAAGTATTTGCGTCTGGATTATAATTGAACATTGTATCGTCCAAACATCCTTCTACAATATCCTCACAAGAACCATCGTTAATGTTAGCTAGAGCGTTGTAATTAAACGCATTAGGATTCATACACCCTTCAACTGCAATATCTCCACAACTTCCGTCATCTATGTTTGCAGAAGAATCATATCCAATCTTGGATGGGTCTGTACAACCATAAACTAGCTGTGTATTACAAAGCGCTCCTTCTAGTCCTGTTAATTCACATGAATACTGCTCTAGATCTTCTGTTATAGTATATATAGGGTCTCCCGCGCTATTAACAGCAGAGGTTATACCTATGTAGTTCTCAGTGTACGTATTATCAGAACATCCTGCCAATCCTGCACAAGCAGTTGCTGACCCTTCTTCAGGGTCTGTGTTTGCTTCTGGGTTGTAGTTACAATAAATAATATTTTGACATCCTACAACTATCAAGTTTATACAAGAATCTTGGTCTGATGTAGTAGTGTTAATATCATATTCTAAATATAACGGGTTATGGCATCCAAATGTCTCTGACGTTATACACATGCTAGAATCATTTACATCCGCATCAGCGTCGTATTCTAAGAATGTAGAGTTAGTACACCCGTAATAATCATCTGAACACGTGCTTGAAGCGTATAAACTTGCGTTTACATCATAATCGACTAGTGTGTTTCCGTTGGCGTCTAACTCATTGTAGCACCCTTCGACTACAAGCTCAGTACCACACCCCGTTGTTTCCAAAACCTGTCCTGGGTAGAATAAAGTTGACGTACCCGTAGCTGTACCGTACATCCCTTCTCCATCTGGTCCGTTATAGAACGCTACATACGCAGGGTCTGTACAATTATTAGGATGGTAATCTAAAGCGTTAATACATAAAGTAGGGTCATTAAAGTTAGGGAGTACCATAGTCCAATCAACTAAATATGTTTGTTGACCTGCAGATATATCTGTAAAGACACACAGGTAATCTATAAGATCATAGCCAGATGGAGCTAAAGAATCCTGGATTACACACTGCGCAGCGTAATACTCCTCATAAGTAGTATTCATACACCCTGCAATTATAGCAGTAGCGCACGACCCGTCATCAACAAAAGCATTTGCTGAGATTGGGGTGGTAGTTGGGTTCAACCAGTATTCTAAGTAGTTAGAATCAGTACACCCATATAAAGACTTTGGAGTATCGTGCAGATCTCCAGTGGAGACATCCGTTATATCCGATGTTAAGTCGTGTGTTATAGTAAAGGTACAAGGGCTTCCATCCAATGTTGTATACGTCACATCAATAGATATTGATGTAGCAACGTTTGGATCTGAAACTATATCAGTAGAAGGTCTAGGAAGACTAGTTGTTCCGTAGTTAGTACCATCTAAATTGTATTTATACGCATGAAGAAGAACTCCTCCTGAAGAAGGATCTACCTTTTCATTCGAGATTGTAGGCTCAAACGCCTCTGCTGATACTGTTGCAGTGTCAATAGTATTAGCGCCGTTCTTAGCAGTTACTACTATCGACGTTATAGATTCTTTAGCTGCATCAGGAAAGGATATATTAGATTTATAAACATGTAGTCTAGCGTGAGCATATACAGCCTCATCTGCCACAGTTATAGAGTTATCAATTAACTCTGCCTCTCCCCAATAAAACTTAGGTAGTATGACTTCTGAATATTCGTGAGATCCGTCATCCGCTATGTAATCATAACAACATGATCCGTCCTCAGTGTTAATATCTATAGCAGTATCACCTGTTAAAGGGTCTCCAATTCCGTCGCCATCTGTATCGTTATAATTTACCGCATCTACATCTGTACATCCTGGTATGTTCCCGTAGCATGAACCATTATCGGTATTTACATCTATATTAGCATCATCCGTTAATTGTATGTAGTTATGAGACGTAATATCCATACATCCTTCTATGACAGGGTAACACGTACCATCGTCTGTATTAGCTAGAGGGTCGTAATTGAAGGATGCTAATCCGTCACTAAGTAAGTCATTTACTATTCCTGCTCCGTTAACGGCTGTACCATTATCAGTACATCCAAATACAGCAGCAATACAAGTTCCATCATCAAGGTTAGCTAGAGGGTTGTAATTGAACGCTGCAAGCCCATCCCCATTAATATCATTTATTATACCAGCTGCATTAGGATTGGAACCGTTATCGGTACACCCTGACACAGGGGTTCCACATGTATTACTTATAACTAATGTTTGGCTATAAGAGCACCCAGTTGACGCCCCTCCAGCATTATTGTAGTTAAAGCTTACTATTACATTCTGAGCTAGAGCGCTACCATTATATAGACCTATCGGGAAAGCTTTCTTTAAGGATAGATTAGATAACGTAGCGTGATAAGTTCCATCTAAGTTATTAACTCTGATTTCAATAGCATCCTCAGATCCAGAAGGTACTGAGAATATTAGATCATCTGAAACATTTGAAGCAAGCACAGTTGTGCTTATTGAGTCATATATTTCCACTATAGCATTTGGGTCATCGCTGACCAGCGTGAACTCTAATGCATACACATTACTTGTGCTTCCCGTAGACAGATAAGTTATACCTGTACCGGTTAGCAAAGTACTTAAAGGAACGCTACCTCCAACTCCTGTTGAGGCAGATATAGCCGTAATGGTCACATCTGAAGACGTATTAACTACACTGTAGTCAGCAGAAGCCGCTGTCCATCCTGAATATATACTAGAATCTAAGATTTCTACAGGCTGAACTAAGTCTGCCCATGAAACGTTAGAGTCTGTAAATAATACAGCTCCGGCAGTAGTTTCTGATTGAATTGTAAGATTTGTTACACCTGTTGGCTCTATTGTAGAATAATTCTCATCCCACGCTATAAAAGTGTAAGGAGTACCCACACAATTTAGATTGTACAATGTAGGTAGTATGTATTGCGTTTCAAACGCGTACATCTCTGTTATAACTAAAGGAGCTGTATTACTTATACCCGATATATCTAAAGTTAAAGACCCATCCCATATAAGAGATAAAGTTATATAGGAGGCACCTGGAGATGAAAGCACTAGAGATCCTGAAGAGTCTGTCTCCCCGTTTGCGGACGTCATTGAAACCTCTACTGTAGCTCCTGCAGCTGAATTTACCAGGCACTTAAAAGTGTAAGGAGTACCCATAGTTAAACTCTCCGTAAACGTGAGCTCTCTAGAGGCTGTAGTATATGTAACGTCTGTAGATTCCAAGCTAAGAACGTACGTTTGTAATCCATACATGTCTGTACCAAGGTTTAATCCTGAAGCTGTAATACCTAAGCCCCATCCTGTAGACAGAGCAAAATCATCTCCATCAAGAATTGTTGTCCCTATATGGTCTGCGCCTATGTTATCACAGCACGACCCATCGGAAGTGTTAGCGTCAACTGATGTATCAAATATTAGAGGTATGTAATTATTTGCAGTAGGATCCAAGCACCCTGAAATAAACGGATAGCAAGTAGAATCGAAATCTAGAGTACCGTCGTAATTAGCTACAGCAGTAGCTATATCAGAGTTGTAGTTAAACTGGCCTGGTACTATACACTCATTTAGAGCGCAAGTTCCGTCATCAAAGTTAGCGTCAGGGTCAAAATTATCTGCATCCTCAAGCATACATCCATTATATGTACATGTACCATTGTCGGCCGTAGCATTGATATTGTAGTTGTCTGCCAACACATCTGTACACCCATTTAAGAAGCAAGATCCGTCATCGTTAGTAGCATTTGAGTTATAGTTGGTTGCCCAATCAGATGTACACCCAAATAGAATACAGTCTACTGTCTGATCTGTAGTCAGAGCATTGTAATTCATAGCCCATGATTCCATACACCCTCCAATTACACAGCAATCAGAGCATCCTACTATAGTACTACCCTCGGATAGAATTGAGGAGCTATCATAAACATACTCATACTCAGTTTGATATTCAGTTGCTATGTTGAAGTTTAGAGCAGCAGGGTTTGTACATCCAACGTAAGTGCACGGACCTTCAGTAGTTGCTATGTCGTAGTAATTTGTAGCTGAATTATCCATACAACCTGTGTATGTACAGCTATTATCCTCTATGGTAGCGACAGCATTGTAGTTGTTTGCAGTATCGTCCATACACCCTTTATAGGTACAAGTACTGCTGATTGTAGCTACAGGATTATAGTTGTGCGCAGTGTCATCCATACATCCGTATGCGAGGCAGGAACCATTATCTACATTTGCGGTCGGATCATAGTTATCTGCCCAGTCAGATGTGCAACCTTCGTATTCACATTCTGCAGCGGTATTCGCAGAGCTATTGTGATTATCTGCTGAAGAATCTAAACATCCGTAGATAAAAGGGATACAAAGTGTAGATTGATAATTATATGTACTGGAGTAGTTGTATTGATCCGAAGATATACACCCTTCACTTGGAGTTATATTTATAGTATTTGTTATAGATATACCACAAAAACCATTATATGTGGCACCAAAAGAAATACCAGTTAATTTATATATTACGCCTGCATTCTCTATAAATTGATTAAACTGAACCCCATCTATAATTTCTTGGTACGTATACGTACTAGCCGCTACAACGTAAGGGTTACCTGTAGTTAAGGAAACATACGTAGGGGTTACTCCCGTTGTATCACTAAGAGTTAAGTCAACTAAGTTGGCTCCGTTAATATTAGGATCCCACTCAAAGCTAGTTGCGTATACACTTACTGCATCATTTATAGTTACTTGAGAGGTGTTAAATATATTTGAATCACTCATGCCTGGACAAATATAACACGAACCATCGTCTACGTTTGCTGCTGCATCATAATTTACGGAGCTATATGTTTCCCCATTAAAAACGTCTGTTGGGGATGTACATCCAGTTACAACAGATATACATGAGGCGTCATCTGTATTTGCTGCTGAATCGTAGTTAAACGCTGTAGTATCCGTACAACCTAAAACTGTAGGTATGCATGAGCCATCCGGACATGTAGCATCTGGATTGTAATTGAAGTCTGCAGGTGCAGTACATCCAGTCACAATATCTTCTAGCTCAAAGGTATTAGTAAGTACAAGAGGGTCTAGATCTGTGTAAGAAAATATCACCGACACTTGGAACGTATTAGTTCCGTCCGCAATACCTGATGTAGCCTCTAGCTCTTCTAGAGTCGTAAATGCTGAAGTTATCTCATCACCCCAAGAGTCGGTCAGAAATACTCCATCTGGAGATAAAATACCTTCTTCACATGGTTCATACTGAGTACCAGTAGCTACTTCCTCAAGATCACCATTAACATCAATCTGAAATACAGTTATGTTTACACCCGCCTGAACTTGATTAATCCAGGTAGAGTGATCAGGATTGTTGGAGTTCGCTCCAGTCACAGAAAAGGTTACGTTCCATCCACACCCAGTATTGGTAGTCACCACATTTACGATAGGATCAGCCCCACTAGGCCCTTGCGGGTAGTAAAGACATTGTTCATCATCTACTTGTGCAGCGCTATTGTAATTCGCAGCCGTAGAGTCTGTGCACCCATATATGGTTGTATCTACATAGTCTTCAAATATAGTAGAAAGATTTAGTTGTTCTACTGAGCACTCCGCATTGTTAGGTACAGCTTCATATAAATAATATGCTGGCGTCTTAACTGAGGGGTCTCCATTGGCAAATACATACCCTTCTGGGTAAGCGTCTGTAGCAGTAGCAGATAAATTTAAAGGTCCAAAGGCAAATGGATTCCCAGGAGTTACATTCACTAAGGTTTTAGCTCTTCTAAATGTATATGGAAATGCTGAATCCGCTGCATGCTGTAGTAGTGTTGTAGTGTTTTGTCCAGCTATATATTGCAGGGAAGTAGTGTCAACTCTAAAAATGTACGAGACTGTTCTATCTAAAGTTCCTTGGAAACCTAATTCAGATAGATATTCTTGCACTAATTCCACTCCCACTGGAGATATGTTCTCCACAACCTGCTCTGCGGTTGTATCTGTGTTGTGGCGTATTGTTAATTTATATGTATGTAGACCATCCTCAGCTGGGTTACCAGTGTACAATGTATTATTACTTGAGGTTAATATTTGACATTTTTCAAATCCTTTTCTACTAACAGTGTTGTATACGAAAGTGTGCTCGTATGCAGTACCTGCAAATAGAACTGTAGTTGCTGATCCCAGCTGAGTGTAGGTAGATAAAGCGTCTGCGCTTTCTAATTCTCCTACCGCTAAGATGTCACCGTCATTTATATTTATCTCGAAATCTACGTTTGGAGAGCTAGTAACTGCAGCAAAACTACCTGCCCCATTAGAGAGATAGTAGTGACCCTCTAGCTCGTCACAATTCTCAAATTCTGTCTCTAAATCTATATCATAAAGACATATATCGTCTGTTGGCGACTGATCTATTAGAGTGAATTCCCCTATAATAATTTGTTTATCATTCTGGTTAGCCTTCACTTTAATTGTGTAATCTCCTGTAATACCGGCTGTAAACGTATCCGTACCGTTAGTTGTATTATCAGCATAATCTAAGATCTCGGTTGTTGATAAATCAAAATTACCTACACCGGACACATTAGCTCCTAGTGGATCACGCATACTAACGAACGCCGTTGTGGTATCGGTTACAGCTTTACCTTTCATTCCAAGAGTGTATGTTCTTCCAGCTATCAGTTTTCGTGTTATAGATAGGTGCGGTGATGCCGGAGAACTGTAGTAGTACACCATATTTTCATATGATGCAGAGTCTGACGCCCCCGCAATGGTATGATTAGCTACTAAGACATCCGCCCAGTCAACAGCATCAAAGGGCACTAAAGAGTGTCCTCCAGCTTCATTTATGTTTGCAGTCGCATTGTAATTGGTAGCTGTCTCGTCTGTACACCCATAAACTATAGGTGTTATACAGTCTTCTGGGCTAGATATTGTTACAGATGCATCGTATTCTAGATATGTGTCATCCATACATCCTGAGAACGTACAGCTGCCATCATCTATATTTGCTAGTGCAGTATAATTGGTAGCCGTTTCGTCGGTACATCCTGATACTGAGCAAGTTAAGTTTCCTGAAAACTCTATACTTGTTGGTACACATGGGTCCACTACTTCTACTTTATATACTATATAGAAAGGTTCAGGATTTCCCCCTGGATTACATGGCGCACCTGACCACGCAGTATTATCAGATATATTACCATCTTCATCAGAACCTTCCTTGTATCCAAATAACAATTCTCCGTTGCTTCCTGCAAATCCCGCAGGGAGACTTCCTGAAACAGTGTACGTAGTTTCGCCAAAAGATGCATCATTTATTCTCGTTACAGAAGCAATATTAGAAGCGTTACTAAATAAGGCTTCCACAGATCCTATCGAACTAGACACAAAACCAGTCTCTAAACTCTCTGCTGAACTTCTTATTCTAAAGTAGTAATAAGCTTTTGATGTTATACTCCCTGTATACCCAGCAGATTGAGCTGCCTCTGCAAACTCCTCTAAAGCAAATTCCGTCAACTCGAACGCCGCAGTAATTGCGGGTGAGCCCACTAAATCTCTTAGATCATATACAATCTCTGCATTCTCTTCAGGGTTTTGTAACTGTAGAATAGTATTATTGCAATCAATTACTTGAGTTCTAACACGCTCTTCTGTGAATTTTTGACCGGTAACTCCCGCCCAAGTATGTGAATCCGTAGCCATTAAATCTACTAAACACGATTTCCCACTAAATATAGCTAGCTCTCCTGATCCGTCGTTGGCTGGGTAAGCTTCATATATAATATTTTCTTCTATTTGACCTGTAGCACCTGTATCATTTTCAGACGTCGTACAGACAGTCTCTACAGTAATATCATATTTACATATAGACGAGTCATTTGTAACAGCAACAGATATTGTGCTGCCCGTAGGGTAAGTGTACGATAGTACATCGGTGTTCTCAAAGTACTCTGAAACTGTAATTGTAGCGGCAGAGGTATTGGTAGCAGCTGCGTCAGTACATCCATAGTATTCACACGCGCTCTCCAGGTGCTGATTAGCTCCAGGAGTTGAATTGTAATTATCTGCCTCAGGATTTAAACACCCAGGAATAAAATCCTGGCAAGATCCGTCATCTATGGTGGCTTGTGAATTGTAATTCCATGCTGTAGTATCCGTGCATCCTCTCACCACTGCGTCGTACGTACATACAGTGTTGTCTTCGACTGACGCTACATAGGATGCGTTGGTTCCGTAGAAAGTAGTATCCCCTGTATTATTAGCAGACAAATCCATACACCCTGTATAAATACAAGACCCATCATCAGTACTAGCGGCAGAGCTATAGTTGACAGCGTTTACATCCATACACCCTTGTTTAGGGTATAAGCAAGATCCGTCAGTTATTGTAGCAAGTGGATTATAATTATTTGCATCAGTATCCATACACCCAGCAACTTCATCTGGAACGACTATAGTTGCATAAGATATAAGCATAATGTTTGGCTGAACCATAACATTAAGTTGTACTACATTTGTAGACCCCGGTAAAAAGGTGAGCGTTGGTCCATTGATCGCACCAATACTCTGATTGTTATCATCCCAGTACCAGACTATTCCAATAAAAATAGGTAATACCTCTGGAGATAAAATTGCCCAGAACTCATATTCCCCCTGAACGCCTGTTGGAGCATACTCCAAAGACACATATGCATAATCTTCAGGTTCGTTACCGTTCTCGTCAATTTGTACTATATCTTGTATATCTCTTACGGACATACCACTAGATTGATCATACTTACAATATGTGTAAGCGGTCTCTCTAGAGTCGACGTGATAATTTAAAGCTCTATCATCGGAACACATTGGTGTGTAGAGCTTGTTTACTACACAAGCGCCACTCCAACCTATTTCAGTAGTATTTAATGGCACAGTATTTACACACGAAGGAAGCATACTACCCGCTATAGGTAATATTGGTAATATTTCTGCATTAGACCAATCTAAGTCAGTGCATGACTGAGGCAGAGAAAGCTCATTATTTAGAAACGTAATACTGAATACTCCGTGACCTCTATCTCGAGTAACACTAAACCCATAATCTTCTAGGGCGTGTACACATTCCGATGACTTCACAGAGGAAGTCTCAGGGAAGGCTAAAAAACCCTGTCCCTGATGAGGAGCAAACCTATATCTATTACCAACTATTAAAGCGTCACTATCCCCTGTTAATTGAATAGTAGTTGCGCTGAATCCTTCCTTTAATATAAAACCCACACCAAAATATTTTTAATTATTTATTTAGCAACCGCAGTCGCAGTTACCGTCGCACATTTGCACAGCCTTCTTGTATTGTGCCTCAGCATCTCCCGCTAACGGGTAATCCTCTGGGGTAACAATCCTAGCTGCTGTAGCTTCTGCGGATTTAAGTAGTAACATCACTTTTTGAGCCTTTTGCAATATTGCAGCGCAGGCAGGGCTAGTACAGCCACAATTTAACAGCTTATCTGTTAAAAGAACTAAACATTTATCTACCGCACAAGTAGAAACTACAAACTTCTTAACTATCACTATGCTTCCAGATTTTAAAGTTATCTCATATACCCCACCTTTCGTTAAGTTATTGAAAGAGAAAGTATCTACACCCGGAGTTACAGTTCCTACTAAAGGAGCTGCAGTATCATCTACATGTTTTGCATTTATCTGGTAGGTCGTTGTAATATCAAGACCTTCTAGATTAATAATAACAGCCTGGCAATCTCCAGACATGTATGCATTCATAGTAATTAAAGCCATTGTTTAGAATTTAAAAAAAGATCGTATAGGGGATATTATTCCCCCATACAACCTTAATAAGATTAATAGTTTATGCTAAGTTTGAGAATGCCTTGATAGCATCTAGTAACCCAGAAACTTTAGATTCTGTAGCAACTTCCTCTGTTACAGCAATATTAATTGTTCTAATATTGTCTACACCACGAATTTGTCCAGCAGCTCCATTTTTAAATGTAACTGAGATCATATCATAAGCAGTTCCAGCAACTACATTTGTAGCAACTTCTGCAGCAAATACATTGAAACGGTCATAATTTCCATCTTCTCTACCAGCCTCTTCAATTTCTAAAGCTCTTAACATAGCTCCTGTTCCAGACTCTACTTCTGCTCTAGTTACGGCGTCCGAAATCAATATCTCAGAATCTCCAGCATCAAAAGCAATTGATGCTCTTTCACCTGAATCTAAAGTCACAGTTAATATACCGTCAGATGCACCAGCTCCCACAGATGCTACTCCTTGCATATTAGCCGCTACTGCCGCTGCAGCTGCTGCTAAAGCACTAGCTGCCGCCGAAGCTCCAGCTACAAATTCAATATTATGACGAATAAACGGCTCATAACCAGCAGTCGTCATAATGATTTTCACTGTTGCAGTCTCACCTGTTACTGATCCAGAAAAAGTAATTACGTGTGCTTCTGCAGATCCTGCAGCATGCTCTATGAATTCTACATTTAAAATATCTTCTGGTCTCATCCATGGAGACGCTTTCTCAGCCTCACTAGCTGTAGCTCCTTGACGAGCTATTCTTAATTGTCCACCAGCAATTGCTGCTCCTGCACTTCCAGGAACGCTTGCCTGACCATTCACATCTAGTACTTGAAGTACCAATAAACCTTCTCCTGCCGTATAAGCAGAAGCTTCTTCACTAATTATAACTTGTCTCATTTTACAAATTTTTAATAATTACTATTCATTTTTACGCAACTCATTTTGATGAGTATTGTATCGAGGATCACTAATGCCCTCTAATATACCGCTTATAGCCATATCAACAATTTCTTGATGAGTATGCAGTGCTAATTCGCAGCTATTCCCCAAAGATAATGAAACTATCACGGGATTTTTTATATATGTTAATTTCACTGAATCTATTATAAATATATCACTAGTGAATACCATTAACATTTTATCCTCTATAGTAATAAGAGGTTTTTCTTTTGTAGTAGTATTAAATGGGTCGGAAAGAAGAGTCAATATGTCGTCTTGCTGAACAAACCTAATAGAAGATTTTTTTTCTACAAAAGACTCTATGTCCACCAACATCTCCTGTTCTTTTGAGTTTAACGCTGTGCAATTGTCTTTATACTTAACAACTCCCAATCCCTTCAACATAAATCTATAGTCTTCTGGGAACTCACTAGAAGAATAGACATGAGTGTCATTTACAGAAGTCTCTAAGTACTGAAACTTTAAAGAGTGATCCGTAACTAATACTCTTAAGTCATCTATCCTTTTTTGAGTCTCCTCAAATCCTTTATTATACAGATTGTTCTTTCCATATTTTGTATTGACGAATCTACCAATAGCTTTGTTAAGCTCTAGATCTATCTCTTCAGGTAAAAGCGTGTCAGCTTGGAATGAATTAATCTTATCCACTCCTTGCTGAACCGCCAAATGCATTTCATTAATATCCATTTAGTACATTATTACATTGATTATAAAGCTACCTCTTTAAGCTTTGCTCTTAAGGTAGTCAGTTTTCCTGAATTCTTCTTGTTTTTCAAGTAGATTACAGTGTCATCCATCGTTTCTCCGAGTACTTCATCAATAAAGATTACTTGGTTACCGATCTTTCTTAAAACGCCCGCAGTGATCATCTCATCGATCTCAGCTTTAGTCTCTAGGTTCTTGTCTTCTGCAATACGTAAGAACTTCTTAGGAGCAGTTGTTTTAATATCATATAATGCATTCTCAATCTGCTCTAATGTAAGAACGTCAGGATTAAGATTATGTGATAATAAACGAAGAACTCTCTTCATTCCTTTTGTATCAGAAGATAATTTAATAAATACCTTATCGGCATCTTTTCTCATCTGGATTTCATTGAAACGTTTTAACTCGTCTCTCTTACTATCTTGAATATAAAAACGCTTAGATCCATTTGCTATCATCTCTTCTTCAGATAAGGCAACATGAGGATGTTTAATAGCGAAGTTGTACTTCAAGAAATCCATTAAGTTAATTGGGTTTTCATTACTGTCCAGACCGATCTCTAATTCAACACCGATAAATGTTACTGGAACTGATAATTCAGACCAAAAAATCTTAGAGTGGCGAGGCCAATCTTGGTGATCAGGAGTAACGTCTAATAAGCCAGTCATATACTTCTTCTCGTCTTCTGGTGAGAATCCTTTTAGTGGCTGTCTATTAACATAAACACTACTAAGCTTTGATACAGCTTCTGCTACCACTTCTTTTGGAAGATGATTTAAAATCTCTCTTCTTCTTAAAAATACTTTTTTACTCATAATGTAGTTCTTTTTTTAGTTAGAAGGGTATAAAGAATAATTCCCCAATATTTTTTTAGTAAAGAAGTGGGGGAATAAACCCCCACAACTTAACCAAAAAACCAATATATAGACACGCGATTAACGCCTTGTTATGATGCCACACATTGAATGTCAAGTGAAGTATCAAATCTCTTCAATACAATACCTGCAGTTTTCAACATATGAACAGATGCCCCATCCACGTCAGATGCTCTAGCAGTACCAGAGTCAAATCCACGAGGGACAACAGAACCAGCAACACACCATCTCATCATCTCACGACCCTTCTTGTTGATCATCTGTAAATTAGACTGTCCGTCATAATTAGATTGATCTACAAAAATCATACGATAAGACTCTAACGAATACCCAGTTACTGGATGCTTGTCACGAGCTTGTGCAATAGGACCATGATCGAACATAGGTAATTTAACAACATTTACTGTATGCCCATCTACGTGCTCGTATTGAGTAAAGTAACCTGTTAAACCTAATGAACGTCCAGAACCTGTAATGAAGCGATTCTCTCCACCAATCTTCCACGAGTTACCTGAAGCACCTAAATGCCCTTTTAATGCTTCGTCAAATTCACGAGCACCACCAGTTCCTGTGTAAAGAGTGATTTGTTTAGCATTAGCGTCAGACATTCCGTAGAATAAGTCGCCAATGATATTCTTGATCTTATTTTCAGTTAAAACTGAATAAGTATCCTTATTGATAACCTGCTCTAAAAGACCTGGACCCAAAATTACTGGTTGTCCGTTTTCATCTTTCATAGTAGCCTTACCTTTGTCATCGTAAGTCTTTTGTCCGTACCAGTAGTACATCTCACATTCTTCTTTAAAAGCAAGCATGTGTTGATATTCTTCATAGTCCATCCAAAGCTTAGTAGATCCTCCACCCTTCTTAGGAAGTGAGAATTCAGCTACGAAATCTTTAGCATTACCAGACATGTGGTAAGATTTACGAATAGTCCCAATCTTGTTACGAACTTTACCAGGAGTTTCCCAGTTAGATGCATTACCACGAGAGAAGTCAACTCCTACCGGTGCATACATTTGAGCCCATAAATCTCCGATCAATTTACCACCTTGTAAAGATGCTCCTGGATCTGGATTTACCAATTGAACTGTGTAACGCCAATTAGCTCCAACCTGAACAGGTTCAGCCATGATACGTACTTGTTCACCTGCTCCGTTTACTAATACGTAAGGGAAGATGAACCATTTATCTGGAAAAGTTAAGTAGAATGTTCCACCACCGATTCCAGGAGTAGTTCCTCCTGTTGCTGCTGCTATAGGTCTAGTTTTCAACGAGTGCGTTTTCACACGATACTCATACTCTAATCTATCGATAGACTTAACGTTACCTACACCTTCTGTTAAGAAAGAAAGAGGGAAACGTTTGTCATCTTTACCTGCTAGATGAGTAATGATCGGTGATAACTCCGTTGGCTTAGACAACATAGCATTAGCTAGACTGTTCATGTCAGTCATTTGAGAATCATTGTAATGATTCTTCTGTACACTAATGTTATTTCCTTGTACTGCCATTGTAAAATTAATTTATATGCAAAGTTTAAATATTGCCGTTTTTAAATTGAAAGATCTAAATCGTCAGTATTGACGTTTCTACTCCTTCGTTTAGTTCTCTTAGCGCTCTTAACAGACTCCTGTCTACCAGATATTTTCTCTCTAAGAGATTGTACGCTCTTTGTTTTAGCTCTTGAGTTTACTAACCCACCTAAATCAAAGCCTTTGTACATCAAGTAATCGATAGCAAGTTTAACATCCATCTCTGCTTCAGAGTGATCTACATCTCGCTGTGTTTTACCTTCATTATCTACCGGTTGTGATAGATAGTTGAAAAACTTAGATTTCTCTCGTTCCGGTATTGTTATACCTGCAAACTCTTTAGAAGTTTGGATGGTGTCTTCAACCCCTCCCCAAAACTCATCTAACTTTTTCTCATCTGCTGCATTCTGTTGTTGCTGCTCTTCGTATAAATTATCTCGCTCTTTAGCTTGATAATTACCTAGAGCTTCCTTTGCTGCGGATGCCTTATTAAATAATTTACCAGAATCTTCATAATCTTCTAGTAACTCATTTGTAAATGCTTTGTCATGCCCTTTAAGCTCAAAGTAATTAGATAAAATTACTTTTTGTGCTGCCACATCGTTTTCTCTAAGATCAAACTCTGCGTAATCAGAACGTGGGTCATGCGCTTTCATAAACTGATTAGATTGTCCTCCTTGCATCACATAATCTAAATGCTGCTTAACTAACGGAAACTTCTCCAATACTTCGTCTATTCTGTCATCCGCCATTTGAGAAGCTATATCTTTCGTCATAGCTGTTAATCCCTCAGGCGTATCATCGTAGTCTTCAGAAGGTTCATATCCTAAATTTTCAAGGATTTCGCTAACTACGGAATCATCTTCCTCATTATCGTACTCATCATCATTAGGTTCTTCCTCTTCTTCTTCCTCTTCTTCTTCTTCT